TCATGATCTCCGGCGTGAGGCCCAGCTCGTCCAAGACGGCCTTGTGGAGCACCTCGATCTCTTCAAGAAGCTTGTTGTTGATCGGCCGGTTGAGCTGGATGACCTTCTCCGAGACATCGATGTAGCCGATGCCGAGCTCGTCATCCTTCAGCTGATCGCGAAGATCCTGCCTGCGCTTCTCTGCCTGCTCTTGACGCTTCGCTCCGCGAACGGTGTACGGAAGCTGGAAGATCAGGTCGAGCTTGCCGGAACCGGCGGCCTCGTCGATGCTGTCCAAGATGGACAACTTCCGCATCAGTCGCTGAAGGGTTCCGTTGGGCTCGTTCATGATGTTGTAGAAGGGGTTCTCGATGATTGCCACTTCGTCCTTCGGCTTGGTGAGCTGCTTCTGCACACCACCGTTGATCGGTTCGCCGTTGGGTCCAACCTCACGATCGTCGTACACGTTGATCGTGACTCTGCGCGGGAACCAAGTTGCGATGCTGCACACTCGCATGTCGAGGATGTCGCCCGCACTTGTCTCCGACGGATTGTTCTGTCGGTTGACTGGGAATACCGCGACGTTCCCTAGCTCGAACATTGTCAAGCAAGCGTCGACCTTCATGTGGAAGGCCGTCTGATCGAGGTTGGCCCGAAGCGTCAGGCGTTCGTTGAGTGCATCCCTGATGATCTCGATCGGGATGTCCTGGTCAGGGTCGAGCCGAGCATGGAAGAACTCCACTTGAGCGAAGTCAACCGCGAGGCGGTTGTAGATCGACCCGATCATCGACTTGTCGTTGTAGTAACGAAGAGCAGACTTGTGTCCGCCCCGGTTGTAGGGCATTGACGGTCCCGCGGAATAGCCGGCATCCATCGGGTCATCGCGGAATGCGTTGTACCCGGGCTGAGCGGCATGCATGAACTGCTTCAGGGACCTGGTCACTCGTCCCATTTCTCACCTCCTAGTCGAACATGTCGGGTTCCAGCCGGTACGCCACGTAGGCGTCCATCCAGGCCGAAACGTTGTCGATCTTGTCTTCTCTGCGAAGTTTGTCGAGCTTACGGTTGCCATTGGTGTCGTGCCAGGCGACCGCGTTACCCATCGTGTATGTCAAGATGGCCTCGTCGAAATGCATGGATCCAGAAGCGACGAGGATCTTCATCTCGCCTAACGGAACGGATTCCGTGCGTGCACCTTGGATGACCTTATGTAGATCGTGTTCCCCGCGCTCGCGCGTGTATCGCTCGACGAAGGCATCGGCTCCGTATGTGTCGTAGCCGATCTTGAAGATCTCGTACTCCATCTGGTCTACGTGCGCGAACAGATCGTCGTACACGTCCATGATCTCCAGGACGTTGCCGTCCATGACGATGAGAGATCCCTCTCGCATGAATTGCTCGTACTTGGCTCGCTTAGATCCTGGCAAGAGATCCAGCGTCCGCCGAGAAATATAGCTTCGGGTCTTGAGGCCGAAGTGTCCATGTCCCAGTGGGAACAGCCAAGTGAACGCGCAGAAGTCGTCTCCTTGCGAAAGGTCTATGCCCATAGTGCAGGGTTGACCGGAATAACGCGTCGGGTTGACCGTCGCGAAGGTGGTCTTGGTCTCCTCGTACGTGAAGAAGAACGTGAACCCTTCCATGGGTAGACCGAAGCGCTTCGCCAAGATTTCGTTCCGGAGGTGCGGGAACATCTCGACTTGCTCGACGTCTTGCATGTATACCTCGTATGAAGTGGTGATTCCGATGTTCGGATTCGCCTTCAACCACTTGTCGGGCATGCCTACTTCTTCTTCGCTGTCAAGCTTGTAGTGGAAAATGGAGACGTTCCACTGCGCTAGCTCGCCTCTTAGGATTGCGCCCAAGACGAGCTTGATGTCGTCACCAACACCGTTACGGACCGTACCTTCGGACGAAATAGCCACGAGAACTGGGTCCTCGTACTTTCTCGCGCCCTGAAGTAGGGCCGTGATGACGTTCTCACGCGTGTCTCCCGAAAGCCACTCATCCACTGAGTTGTACTTCGTCCTTAGACCCTGAACCTTGTCAATGGCCATCGGACGAATCTCAAGCTTGGAGTTTGTAGCGAAGTTCTGGATTCCGATCTTGGTCGAGGCCAGCTGAGGCCGTCCCGACCGAGGACCGGTAGTGTTCTGCAAAGATCCGTAAGTGAGCAGCCTGAACAGCGGTCCTTTGGACGTGGTGATTGCTGTTCGGATAGGACTCAGGACCTCATCGGCCTGCTTCATCGTCGGCGCGACGGTGACTTGATCCGTAGTTGATGTGTCGACGACCAGGAAGTACGCCTGAAGGAAGGCGACGTACATGGACTTGGCTGAGCCGCGAGCCACGATCAGGTATTGAGTGTCGCGGAGGCGCTTCTTGATGCGCTTCATCACAAACGCGTTCTCTTCGTCGGACCACCGGGGTCGCTCGACGTAGATGAACCACGACAACAGCTGCTCGGCCCACAACTTGAACGAATCCAAGACATGGACGTCACTACCGTCGGTGAGAGTCAGCTCATCTTCACAGAACTCGATGAAGCCTTGGATGGCTCGATCGTCGTAGAAGACGTTGGGATCTGCGATGAGTGCATCAATGCGGTTCATCTCCAAAGAGATCTCGGCGCAAACCGGAATCTCCCCACTCAACACCCGGTCCCGGAACACCGCATAATGCTCCGGGACCGCAGTGTTACTGAGCACCTAGAAGTCCACCTCAGCGTTGAGGCGCCACTCCATCTCGAGGATCTGTCGCTCGTAACTCGAAGTGACAAACCCCGTAGTCGGCGGATCGAAGAACAGCTTGACCCGGAGGAACATGTAGCTCTTGATCGCGTTCAGGCGCTGGTCTTCGTAGAACTCGTCCCACTGGTTGTTCTCATCCGTGATCATGTAGCCCTCGGAGGGCCCGACCCCCAGCTGTGTGAGGACTGTGAAGACCGAGTTGATGTGGATGATGATCGGAGTGTTGAAGGAGGTGTCTCCAGGGAGGAGACCCAGCTGTTCCTTCACGTCGTTCAGAATGCTGCTCATGTTTCCTCCTTCCATTTTGACGGAAACCTAGTGAGCTGTTGGAGGGTTGAGTTGGCCACGCTCCAGGACAGCGATGCGTTCCCGGAGTTGGCGGTTTTCGGTCTGGGCTTCCCTAGCATCTTGCCGGGCAGCTCGGGCTTCGGACCTGGCCACTGCGATCTTCTCGTGAAGCTCGACGTTGTCTCTACGAAGTTCTTCGATCTCGGCATCCTGACGCTCGATGGTTTCGATGTCGAACTTTCGAGCTCTGTCGTAAGCTTCTTTCTCCATGTCGACCCGCGAAGTGGTGATTGTGTTCATCGTTGAGGCCCGAGCCGCTGCCCTCTGAGAGGCGTAAGCCGAACCAGTTGCGATGATCGCCACGAGAGCCGTGATGATCTGGCCTGGATCCATGGCCTACTCCTCCTTCTCCTCCAGACACCGGATCAACTCCCGATGGAGCTCGAGGTTCTCGGATTGCACTGCCGAGAGTTGCGCCGCGACCTTCACGACGTTGTTCGGGTTGACCAGTCCACTGATCGCCCACCACATGAACCCCAGCATCCCCCACAGTAGGGCGGCGCTGAAGTTGGAGGTGGACGAGCCATGGAAGATGACTCCGAACAGGTAGAACGAAGACCAGGCCACAGACTGACCAGTAAGAGCTTGATACCCCCAGGTGTCTGACACCGGAGGCCAACGACTTGAGATGAGTGCGAGCAATCCCACTAAGATGAACACCCATCCCCACTCGTTGTAGGGGAGGACGTAGAGTGCGTAGTGGAGCGCGTCGACTCGCTGAGGGGTGGGGACTGCGACCAGGTACGAAATCCCGATCAAGATGTAGATCGTTCCAGCAACCGCCAGCACTAGGCTGTGACGCTCGAACTTTCGCATCCCACGCCATGCGTGCCGAGAGTTTCTACTCATTCGTCCGGAAGAGACGCGATGAGGCGACGGATCTCGTCGCGGGTGCGCTTGATCTTGCCCTCGCGATTGCCTCGGGCTTCGACCGCCTCGTTCAAGAGCGTCATGTCGAGCAGCTTCTCACCGCTACGGACCTTGGCCTTGAACTCCTTGATGCGAACGAACGATGGGTGATCGGGCAGACCATTGACCTGCGTCATGATCCCGTCGAGAACCCGCTGAGCAGCCGGCCGGTCGTCGCGCGCGCGTGCGAGGAGGTTCA